GTTGCCATCAGTAACAAACGCAGAACCAGCAATCTCAATAGCACGCTGCAAGATAAACTCACCTAACGGCTCTGTTATTCTATCTTGTTGTGCAGAGAGTATTGCCTCACGTTCAATTATGGCTTTATCGTACCTCGTATTCTTCTTCAACCTTGTTGAGTATCTGTATGATTGTAGGTAGGTAGTCGGAAAGTTCTTGTGGGTTTACGCCCAACTCATATGCCATTCCAACCAGTGTGACTGACCTACCGTTAAACACCATTCTGTCGATGACATTGTATATATCGAGAATGAAATCTGCTTCATCGCTACTTAAATCTTCGTAGTATCCTTCAATCGGCATATTAATATGATGAGCGTAGCCTATCTGCCTTGTCGGGGTCAAGTTCGGCTATAAGTTCTATGTATTCTTTTTCCTTTCTGTAGGCTGCTTGAATCTCCTCTACGGTAGAATCAGTGCCTATATTAACAAACAGCCTTGCCATCTCATAGAGATACAAGTCAATCCTGTTCTTTATTAATTTACAAGTCTGATAGTTGCGTTGATTAATCATAACACTTTAATTTAACTATGAACGTATCTTTTGGTAAATCTTTGTCAATCCTGATGTTAAGCCTTTTGTAATACTTGTTACCATCGTCTTGAACAATGCCCATAGCAACGAGAGTATCCGAGAGAAATTTTGAAACAAGAATAACATTGTCAACATCGTGCCTACTGTTATACCGAATATGAACCTCATAAGAGGTGCAAGTAAACGAATCAAACTTTTCAAGTTCCTCTTTACAGAATTTAGCATATTCATCTTTTTGTTTTTTTCTTATTGCCCAGTGCTTACCTGCATAGTATTGGTTAAGACTTGGTGGCTTGGGCAGGTTCAGTTCTATTTCAAGAATATCTTTTAGCATAATCTATGTGTAGGTATCCTACTTCCTTATCTATAAATTGCCTTTGGTTGAAATGAGAGGTCTTTGGCATCCCTCTTGTTTCCCATTGAGGCTCTGGAAGTTTGGATAGATTAAAAGCAAATATACCCTCTGGAGTCTGACTTATATAAACGGCTAATGTCCCGAACCTTTTGGAACGAGACATTAGTTTCTCATACTTATACTTTTCTATAAGTAAGTCATCGTAGTGAGTGTTTCTACACTTCAACTCGATATCGATAGAGAGTGATTGCGAGTAACAATCGTGGTGTGAGTATTCTCCTTCTGACCAGTCTAAATCTGGTATATATCTATCTTTTAGATAGTTGAATAATGATTCCTCATTCTTTTTCCAACTCATTATTGTTGCGTAAAGCAATCTTCAATAAGATGAGATATCCTATTAAATCCTGCACGGTATCTTCGGTGGCATCGGTAATACCCTTGCTTTTAATACGCATAAGCTTATCGTCTATTCTGGCACATAGACTGTCAACAGCGTTTCCTTTAGAGAAGATACCTACGGGGCGAAGGGCTGAATCCCCGTAGGCAGTATTCTTCTCAAGGAGGAGGTCAGTAACCTCTTGCGAAACTTCTTTTATTAAATCAGATGTTTTCATATGCCCTAATATAATGAAATTATTTTGACAATTCTACTTCAAACTTGTAAATCTTTTGAACACCTTTGGTTTCAATAACCATCCTGCCGTTAGATGGGTTTAAGAATATGTAGTTATCAGCACTACCTGTGTAGTCAGTAATATCCACTTTAAACTCCTTGCCATTAATCAACATCTTATTCCAATCCAATACCTCAACCTCTTTTGCGGATGCGATGTTAAACTTTAAGTAAGCACGAATCATTTCGCACCAACTCTTTCTATACGCTTCTGACCAACTTTTCAAAATTCTAATTCTTCTTGTGAAGGTGTAGGTAGTTCTACCTCTTCGGGTTCATAGTTCGGATTTTGATAGGCATATACCTTATTGCCCTTGCTATCCAATTCGTAGTATCTGTTTTTTACCTTGTCGTAAAATAAGGTAACCTTTCCTAACTTACCGACTATTTTCGGCTTTGCTTTTACTACTGTTATTTCCACTTGATTAGGCTCATAAGGCATACCGTCTGAATCTTCTAAACCAAAAGGACATCTCCATATATTGATGACCATCATACCTTTACGACTCCACTGCATACCTCCTGCAATATCGTTCATCGTAGGCTTATCTATATAAGCAATACCATTCTTGTATTTAGGCTGTTGATGTTTAGTATGTACAGTAACCATAGTGTGGTAGTTATTATCTGCACTATGCTTTCTAATGCGTGTCAACACTTGACCGATAGCGATGTCATCACGAACACCTTGACTTACATCTGTTTTTATTTCGGTAAATGGGTCAATGAAACAGCCTTGTATTTTAATCCCAAAATCTTCTTCTATGCCCGATACGCAGGTATAGAAACCTTCAACCGTGAGGTCTTGTAGACCACTGTCGATAATGTAAAAATGATTGTTTATGAAGTCAATGGCTTGTTCTGATTCCTCATCTGTAGCCATAACCTTATCGTTTACCAAGAAGGGTTTACGAAGATACACCCAAAGCAGTTCCGCAAATACTTCTGTCGGTGAACCAGTTTCAGGTGAATACACTGCCCATTTCCATCCACTGTATTCCGAAAGGTTCATCATCATCTCAAAACCAAATTGAGACTTGCCTTGATGCGCTCCTGCGTAGATGTAGGTAGTGCTTCCTAATTTCATTGAATACTTGTCAAACAGGGAATCAAACCCTGTCCAAGCACCTTTGCTTACTCCGTTCTCACGAAGTTCTGTTAGAGAATCTTTTAACTCTTCAGCCCTATAGATAAAATTTCTCGTTGTCATAATTTACTCTCCAAATTCTTTAGTATAATCTTCTTCTTTGTGTGAAAAGCTTCTGCTTATTTCATTTCTATAGAACTCCTGCTTTACATAGAAATCATAAACGCTTCTCCCTGTTGCTCCTACAAACGACATCATCTTGGCAATCATCTCTGGATTGCGATTGATATGGTCAATAGACTTTGCTCTTGTTACAAATTGAAATGGCCTGTCTTCAGTACCAAGATACATATTGGTATACCCATTGCCTTTCTTCTTCTTCCAAGCAAGGCGTACACCAATATCGTAAATCATTTGTCCCTGTGCTAACTCTTGTGCTTTTTCTTCTTCACTCATTATTCTGCGTCTCCTATATTATTTAATGTTCCACAATTACATAAGTGCAATTGATTCAATCCAATCACTATCGGTATAGGTTTCTCACAACCTAAACATAAATGTTGCTCCTTCATATATTTAATGGTTTTAATTTACTGTTTTCAATCTCATATAATGGCGCACGGTTTACAAAATAACTGCCGTCATCTCTATATCTTCTTACGCCCTTTTCATAGAATGATGCTTCTTTCAGTAGCGTTTCCTTATCTGTGTATCCACATATCCAAAAAGTATTCGTGCTTTTATTGATGCTACAGAACACATATAACTCACAATCAAAGTCTTTCTGATATCCTATGAAGTTACTTACATAGTGAGGCTTTGGGTCTACACGTCTGCCCATTGTCTTCACATCTGTCTTACGCCCCATCCATATTAAATCGTGTCCCCCGTCAAACTTATCGTCAAACTTTGGTGGTAGGTCGTTAATGATGCGAAACATATTTTCTCCTACAAGACCCACGAATTGCTCGTGCTTATTGCCGTTGCCATCAAACCTATGCCCCATAGAATGTTTTTCTAACCATTCCCAACAGGCTGTTTTCAAATCTTGTGGAATCTTGTATGATGTCATTACATTTTAATTAGTCGTAAGCGTCTTTGGTACTTACGGATTAATAAAGCACTATTTGTCAATTGATTCTGCAACTCTGGTGTCCAACCAAATCTACTCGCGTGTATAGAAAGGTTTACATTATCAATCATTAGCATATCCAGATATTTTTCAATCTCTCGCATATGCCTCTTTTTGCGGAGACTCGCCTTAATCATTCTCAATACCATAATCTTCTTTGTCTCGGTTACACAATGCTATGATGTCTTTCATAAGCAAATTTATTTGCGGTGAGGAGTGCAACGACTCATTTCTCTTTTGTTTTAAAGGTTTTGATGGATAAACCCATCTTTATATGCTTAAACGCTCATTAATGATGCAAATAAGCACAATTCAATCTATTTAAATGAACATTATTGCACATCGCAATATGCAATATTGCACTTATTTTGTACAATATCTTGTACATATTTACTCTCGTTCAAGCGACAAGGGTAATGGTTACTCTTGTCACACTATTGCCTTACTTATGTGACAACATTGTAAGGCTATGACCTTACTTTGTGTACCACTTTGGTACATACTTGAGCCGATTTAGTTCTGTTTTCGGCTCATCCATCTGGAGTACATCTTCGCTGCCCAAGCCCTTCTCTGTTGCTTGTTAGGATAGACCTTTCTTAACCTCGCATTTGCTATGCGGAGGAATTGCTTCATCTCTTTCATAGTCATTTAATTTTTGAAGGGGAGGGAGGAATTGAACCTCCCAAGAGCCGCCGCCTAAAGTAACTCTTCCATCATTTCCCCTTAACCAGATTTAGAACAAATCGTCATCTTGCGCGTTAGCCGCTGCCTTGTATTCCATTGTCGGAATCTCGGCATAGAAGCCACCGTCTTTCTTCGTCTTCAAGTCAATGTTTACCCAACCCTTATCGTTGAGGTTTGATTGAAGTTTCTCAAGGTCTTTAGAGTTTAGACCAAGATTGATAATCTGCCCGTACTTTGTTGTTTTTACACGGGTACTTCCTACGAATTGCTTGTCAGCCATCTTTAGAAAAATTTAGGGTTAATAAATACTTATTCAATAATCAATTTAGAGAGGTGATTAACTCTTTGTTCCATACGAGACACTCTCATATTTAAGTTTTCAATCATCTGGTCTGTTGAAGATAAGTCATCTCCAAATTCGTCTACCAGTTTCAATAGTCTCGTGTATAGGTTTTTATACCTAATGTCGCTCAACTTATCTTCGTGATTCTGTACATAGTTGTACGCAAGGCGTTGTGTAACGCCCAACTTCTTTCCAATCTCTGTCGAGGGGTAGTTTAGATGGTTGTATATGTTTGCGATAGCACATCTTGTATTGACTACTTCACGGTGTCTGTTTTCACTAAACACCTCTATGATGTCGATACCTGTAATCTGACACGCAGATTCTACAATGTGTCTCTCAATCGTATTACAACTCTCCAGTAATAGCAGAGAACGGTCTGAATGCTCCATTTAAAAATAATTTTTCGTAAATGTTAATACTTGTTTCTAATTCTTTCTTCCCCCAATGCAGGAACTCTTCAGAGGCTTTGAAGATACCTACCTCATATGGGAATTCTTTCTCTACAACAAGGAAGTAAAAGTCTTCCATATCAAACAAAGTCTTGTACAGGTAGGCTTGTTGGTTGTACAACATAAACCTTGCTGACCTTCTGAAGTCTTCTAAAGATTTAGCAGTGGTCTTTAGGTCTACGATGTAGTGAGACACTCCGTCAAAAACAATGGCATCTGCCTTGCCTTTTACTGGGATTTTATTCCCGTTGTCCGTTATGAGTTCCCCTGTCTCTGGAACTTCGGGTTGAAAATCAATACCCATTAAGTCCCTAACCTCGTCTACTTTACTCAACTTATCAAACATATAATGCACGGTATCATAGTCTTTGTTGGGTAGAATAATCTTATCTGTATTCTCCGCACAAAACTCTTTGTATGCATTTCCTCTTCTTGTACCATCCCACTTAATGGTGATGTCTTTATTCTCCAAGAACAGAGCGTGTAAGGAAGTTCCTATGTCAAAGAAGGATGTTGTAGGATATTCCCATTTACCTTCCTTCCATAAATGAAACTTGGTAGGTGATTGACGAAGTAATTTAAAAGCACTATTGGACATATAAGACTTGTCTGAATAGTACGCCTCGTCATCTTTAAACTTTTCCTTATCACTCATTATCCAAGAATCTCTTTCTTCTGTTCTGCTGTAATCTTATACTTGCCTAAAGCATTTTCTACTGCGTCTTTCTTACCGTCCTTAACAGCCTTAATCATCTTATCCTTAATATCGTCTGTAAGTTCTTTTAAGGAGGGTTTAGAAGGTTTATTGGCTTGTTTAGTACCTTGCTTTGCAATCGCCATAGATACTTCGTTAGAAGAAGCGATAGAGGTGTCTATACCAATACCCAAGTTTGCCAATGCTCTACCCCAAGCAGATGTCTCACAGTTCTCTACATAGGAAGTCTTGTTGATGTAACTACTTGACTTATCCTCTTGTGCGAATCCAGTTGCTTTTTGGATTCCATTCTCATCACAGATGGTGGCTTTAATCACACAGGAATCTGCATCAAGATGTACGATTTCACTGCACAAACACCATCCCTTGTATTGCTCTTCCTGTCTGAAGAACTTGATACGCTCGTTGACCTCAACATACTCTTTACCTTTGATGTTGGTCGTTTTGAATTGATAATTGCCCATATATAATTGTTTTATAGGTTACTATTTAATTTTCATTGGAGGGGAGGCAAAAAGTATCACCTAAAACCAAAACAGATATTTTAAAAAAAATCCTCCCCTCACTTGCAATGAAAAACAGATATGACAAATATAATAATTAATTTCTAATATACAACACTACCTATCTTTAATTTTAGGCTACTTATTAACTTATCTTTCTGTTTAAGTGCTTTATTAAGTTGCTCTATTCTGATGTTCATCTCTTCAATAGAGGTAGAGAGTTCCAGTATTTGATGTTTCTTTTTACGATTGTCTTTGGCGAGGGATACTAATCTTCCTCGCAAATCTTTAGCCTTGTCCGTTATAGGCATATAATTATCCACATAACCTGCGTCTAACAATGCCTCTGCTACACGTTTATGTATCCTCTCGTAGATACTTCTGTAATCGGGGTCGTAGTTGTAGTTCCCCTCGTGCGCTCTAACAGCGTGTATTACCGTAGCGTGGTCTTTGCCTAATATCTTTCCTATTCGTTGTACAGTGAGTTTAGATAGCGTTCTCATCGCTACCGAGAAAGCGTGTCTGTATATCACATTTCTCCTCTCTCTTGATTCTGATACTTCATTGGCTAACTTAATCTCCAACCATAGATGTTCACCTATCCTGTACTGTTCGTAGGTGGTTTGTAAGATAATTTCTTTTTCCATTTAGTCTCTCTATATATTACTAATATATTAGTATATTACTTATATATCTATATTACTAATATAATTTTTATTATATATATTAATAATATAAATAACTAATATATATTACTAATATAAGGGTTGTTTATTAGGAGGGTATTAAAATACCCTCTATTACTTATATATTACTACCGAATAATACTTGGTGTCTCCAACTCGATACAGTAGTATTATCTTCCCAATGATAATCTATCTTAAACATTGACAGCAAATCTGCTAATTGCTCATCACTGATATCATTCCAAGCAGTGTATATCGCGATGTCCTGTTCTGAAATGTTATACCCATCTCCACCTACTCTCTTCCAACCTCTAATCTCTTTAACAATACTCTTAACACTACTCATAAACCTATTTATTTTGATTCTAATAAACTTTCTACCCAGTTTTTATACTGATACTCATCATCGTAATTAAAGTCCCTTAAAACGTCTCTAAACGATTCTACCTTAAACTTACTGAAAGAACTCTTCCGAGTCTTGATACTTTGTCCATAACCCTTCATAGTATTTATATCTTTTATGGTACTCATCTCTTTGTGCTATTACTTTTCGGTGTTTTAATCTTGCTTCGTCAATCTTCTCCAATAATTCAGACACTTCCGTTACACGGCTTTCATAGGCATAATAAAACCTATCTAAAGCAGTAACCAGTCTCATCACTTCTTTGCTGTCCTCCAAGAGTCTTGCTATCTCAATAAACTCGTTAATGATATAGGTCAACTCTCGGAGGTCGTTAGCAAACAGAATCTTATTTAGATTCTTTTCCATTAACTCCAACTGTATTTATGGAATGGGTAGAAATCATCTTGGTCAGGGACTAAACTATCGTCATCCATATAGTGCCACATATTATCTTCACTTTCCCAATACACCTCTCTATCGCTATACTCATCAATCATAGCAGGTTCTTCTTCTTCCCAAATGTTAAGTTCAGTATTTATATGAACTCCATATACGTTAGATTCTTCTTCTCCTACAATCAAAAAAGATAGGTTGGAATAATCCTCAATCATCTTCTCAATCACGGGAGAAGGGAATGCCCAAGCCGTTCTCAAGTCATAACGTACTTCAGGTATATCACTGCTCTCTAAATCGTAATCTTCAAACTCATCACATACAGCATTCCATTTAGTGCCCCAATTATTGTTATTCCAACTGTACCAATCAGGGATTCCTTTCTCTTTCAATTCTTTTTCTTCACCGAAATTTAAATCACCTCTAAAGATGTTATCGGGTTGAGGTATGAAGTGATTAAAATCAAACTCTCTTCCTTCTGTTTCAAACTTTTCAGAGCCTTTTACGTTCTCTATGAACTGCTCCACTTCTTTCTTGTCTCCTGTTACTGTTACGGAGAAATAAAACCAATTAGGCATAATACTTAATCTTCTAAAAATTCATAATCAACTTGCTCCTTAACTACCTCATACTCGTAGTCTCCACAATGAATAATGTCGTGGATAATCTCTGCGGTAGTCATCCCATCGTAGTAGCGTAGGTCTACGCTCCCTTTAAAGGTTAGCGTAGCCTCCACTGTTGCCATTACAACCTCACTCATCTCCGACCAATTTACGGATTAAACCAAAGGCTTTAAGTTCCATTACAGAGTCTGGAATTATCTGCATATAACGCTTACGGTTGATATCGTAGATAGTCCAATTTTCTGCCTTGTTGCAGTTCACACCTCCTTTAACGTGCTTGGCTACACCAAACCTTCCGTTAAACTTACTTACCGTTCCGTCCTTCTTTACGAACTTTCCCCCAAAGATTACTCCTGTGGATTTCAACTCTGATACGATACGACCTAACGCAATCTTATCAGTGATTACGACTGTCTCGTTTCCTTCTTGATAAATTAACTGTCCCATTTTTTTAGTGATTCTCGTTATACCATTCTAACAATACCTCCTGCGCTTCAGGCTTGAGGTTACTGATTAACCATTCCATCTCATCGTATGGACTCATACTCTCGTTGTAGAAGTATTCAAAATACGCATCTACTACTACATCTAATTTTTCTTTTAACTGACTCATCATCCTAAATTTTTAGCCATATAAATACCGTCCCAAATCGTATCCCACGCTCCTTCGTAGGCTTCAAAATCAATCAACACTTCTTTTGTATCTCCGTGTCGTACCGTGATGATTCCACCACGTAGGTCAATAATCATTGAGGCTGCGCCTCTTGCACGTTGCTTCATACCAATTCTTCTTTAGGTTCTACAATGTTAAATACTCCTTCACGCTTTAGCGTATCCTCTACTACCATATGAGAGGCTAAACGATTAATACTGTGTTTAAAATCATCACAATCAATCCGAGTGTTGATTTCATCTTCATATGAATTGTACTTCTTGAATACATCCTGATTTTTTGAGTTCTTGCGTTTCGGTTTTTCTACACGAATAGCATTGATTTCCTCGTAACTCCATAGATTCAAGAATAGATTTCTTGAGGCACTACCATATCCTGTGCGTGTTATTTTCTCTACCTCGCCTTTGTCATTGGTTTTGGTATCAAAATCATAATCGTCCACAAGGGTATTAAATTCCTCACGCTTCATACCCTCTGTAATTAAACCTGTGAGCATTTTTTGTTTCTCCGATACCATAAAGAAGTATTCTTGACTTAAAGCCTCCTTACGCTCATAAATGAGTTTATTTAATCCATCACACATTAACTCAAAGGACTCACGGCTATTGTTCACATCGTCCAAGTATTCATATGCAGCCGAACGCAAATCGTCTTCAGTGATTACACTTGTAACTTGGTTCAGTTTGTTTACGATATTGGATACGTTCATATGCAACGGAGTGCTGCCCTCAAAACGACCTTCTTGAAATCTATCTCCCGATTTGATGTAAACGTCAGTAGTAATCAAGGCGGTGATTTTACCCGTACCTTTTACTCTCGTCCAATTCTCATCGCTTTTGTGAAAGTCCACAGATTTTACGAACTTCAGCGTATAGGTCAGATTTCCTAACCCTAAATCGATACGCGCTTGGATAGCATCATATGAGCCACCATCGTAATCAACCTCCTCTGTACGCTGTCCATCTTTATTGCTGTACCTGTCATTCGTAGGAGTGAACTCCACTTCAACGCCCTTGCTTCTAAAGCAGTGTTCAAACTGCTCTACACCTTTTGCAATTGCATCTTTCTTGTTCTCGTACCATTGCATATTAATGGTGCTTAACCCTGTCTCTAATCCTTTAAGGGTTCTGTCTGTTTTGTAGATGTCTGTTAATTCTAACATAACTAATGTGGTTTTAGTGATTCAACAGTGCCAAAGATATGCACAAAGATTTCTTGAAAACAAATTTTGTACTACTTTTTTTCAAAATAATTTGTAAGTCCCAGATTTCCAGCGCATTCACGTTACAGAAAAGTCCCCAATTATTTCAGCAAATCGCGAATATATCGGGTGATGTCCACAAACACAACCCACCTCTAACGAGACGTGTCTCAAATGATACTTTTGCTAATCTGGTGAGCATTGCTAATAAAATTAGGAAGAGTCTCAATCGATACACATTGCCCAAACTTTGGGACACAATACACCGCCCAAAATCACGGCGCAGAATCAACGCGGAGCGGGTCCAATTTTGCACGGTCCCAAATGGACCTTTTATATTTTAGGAAAAACAGCCGCGAACCCCTGTAAATACAGGCGGTCCAGAGACAGCAGAAAAATAAAAGGGCAACACACTTTTAAAATGCGCTGTATCCCAGTGCTGGTAAGGCTTAACAATAAGTGTCATTTTGGTCCTTTATACGTTGGACCACAAAAACAAATTTTTAATGCTCGTTTTTATACTCATTTTTTAGGGTTATTAACACTCATTTATTAGGTGAAAATACCTAACCAAAGAAAAGTAAATAAGTATTTATACTCAATTTTAAAAAGCCTGTAAATTTCTTGTAACTCATTGAAAAACAAAGGTTTAGACGGTCCGAAACACTCCTATATATATAGGGCTGCCCTTTGATTGGGTAAAAATGTAGTATTATTGGGGTATCAATAACAACCCCCACAGGGGGCACTAAAACAAACGCAATGAAAGCAAACGAAATTTTTAAAGCATTGGAAACAGTTGCAGCCGCAACAGGAGAACCGCAAGAAATCAAATTCACAATCGAGGGGAATGACTTACAGTTTTCTTTTGTTGTGGAAAACTACGGAATGGGGCACATTTTATCCTCTGTGCGTTGTAACATTTATCAGTCTATGAATGTGGACAAAATCACGGAGAAATTTATCTATCTATATGATTATACGATAATGGGCAGCCGAGTGAATGATAAGATAGAGGTGTCAAAAATCCAGTTAAAAAAATAAGGCAATGACAAAGAGAGAAAAAAGAGAGTTTCTAATACTCGCAGGAATTACGGCGTTATTCGTTGGTTTTAACGTCTTGAGATTAATTTTTAACTTTTAACAACTAAAGCAATGAAAGTAAGATTTAACGACAACGGCGGAACTCAAAAACAAATAAAGACCTCACACCGCAAAGAAGGCGGCGCAGGATTCCAAAAACAATTAACCGCCGTGTGCATTGATGGAAAAGAAATAACAGAGGTGGCAACGCTACGAACCTACGCGAGCAGCACCTTCAATACTTGGAGCGCGTGCGTATGGTTGCACGTTGGGACTTGGGACGCAGCAAGCGCGAGCGCATCGGGATACGGCTATTGCAAACAATCAGCCGCAGCGGCGCAAGCCCTTGAGAATTTAGGTTTCTCTTTTGATGAATCCATAAGAGGCGGAGTTGGAATGTATACCATAGAAAAAGCATTTCAAGCCGCAGCGGAAAAAATCACGGGCAAAGATTGCCAAGTAATAACAGCCCACGCGTAGCAATATGAATAAGTATATTTATTTAGACAACAGCCCAGCGGGACGCCTTCAGGCGTTCCGTCTGTTGTCCTGTGGTTACTTTGTAGCCTATGAAGATAGCACGGAAATACTATTGAAAAAACGTGAGCAATGAGAAGAAAAACAAAAAGCGATATTTTAAACAGCATCTTTTTAGACGATTCTCTAAACTTGCTACACGAACCAAACGAACAGAACCCGAACTTTCACGCAATCACAGCAAAAGCGGCAAAGGTTCAAACCACCCCAACAGGGCGGCACTATATCAAGGCGGGAACTCGGGTATATTTGGAAACGCTGCACAATCATAGCAGTCTACAAGATGGGAAAACCTACATTTTCTCAAGGGATAAGAGGAGAGTAAAACGTATAATCAACTGGATATAAGTAGAACAAAAAGAGGTTAAGCGGTGGAGGGGGTACGCCTCTCCCCGCAATACCTTACAAAACATAGGTGCGGAGGTGTCGCAATCGAGACGGGTACAGAAGTATGACCGTAGGCGAAGCGGTGGGGTTATACTCTAACCTCTCGGAGCGGGGGGAGGTTCGGGGGCGGGGGAGTCATCTCCATTACAAAACCTATTACAGCTCTTTAGAGCTACTTAAACACCTTCTAATATGCATTGGTATCACTTAATACAGAAACGCTCTTAAATCTTCTCTAAACACCCTTATACGAGCTGTAGTCATTAGCCGTTGATGAAGGGAAATCATTTTAGCCTATACAAAGGGTACAGATGTATTGGCATTATATACGTAGGGTATATGTAGTAGTATACTAATATAGTAGACCTCTTTATTATGAGGTCTACTAATATATACAGTAATATATATTACTAATATATTAGTATACTATAGGGGACTTCACTTATTTTGATTAATGTATGATTTTCTTGAATGTTGCATTCAATTATTGTATATTCGTTTAGAGGCTTTCTAATGCCTTATCTTTACATCAGTAATACAATCGTATCAAAAACAATAGTTATGACGACAAAACAGCTCCTAATAGCCTTAACAGGGACAGGGTTACCGAAAGGGGAACTCAAACAAGAGATGTTCAAGTTTTACAACTCTAAAGTGGGGACGAGTAAGTTCTTCCCAAAACAAGAGAACCCAAACACAGGATGTGGGAGTTGCATCCAAAGGGTGAAGACCAGTATCTGGAAGTGGTATCATTATGATGAGAAGGCTCCTAACTACAAAGGACTAAACTTTACAGGTAGGTTATTGGCACATAATATGCCTCAATACATTTACGAAGATGGCATCGGTAAGGAGTAAGAAGGGTAAGGTGATTAGAGGAGCTGGAGCAGAGCTTACAGAGCTTCAGAAAACCTTCTTGGAGAAGGTAGAGGAAGAGGGAATGGAGGCTTCTGCGAGGATAGCCAGAGACTTAAATTACACTTCCTACTATCGGGACAGGAGGACATCGGGTACAGCGTTCCATACCGAGCTAATGAAGTTAGCCAATTACGAACTCAAAAGTATTGAGTCTGCTAAAGGAACAAACCTATCTGCATTGATTAAGATTAGGGATGCTGCGTTAGCCAATCAAGATATGAAGGTGGCTATGGAGGCCATTAAAATTATCAATGATATGCAGGGTTATAAAGCACCTACAAAGGTGGAGCAAACCAAGTTAGACATTACAGCTACTATTGACCTTACAGCACCTAAAGAGGAAGAGCAAGATTACTTTGACATAGATGCAGATTAAGCTATACAACCCCACGCAACCTCAAGTAGACTTTCATAAGTTGGTACACGAGGATGCACCATTTATCAGTTGTTTGGTAGCGGGTAGACAGACGGGTAAGACCTTCTTTATGCAGAATGATGCGGTAATGAGAGCCTTAAACAACCCTAAACACCGTATGTTCTGGGTCAGCCCTATTCAAGACCAAGCAAATAAGGTGATGAAAGACATTGAGGCAATGTTTAGCGGCCACCAAGACCTATGGACCAAAATTGTAAAAAGATATGACAGGAAGGCAAATGAGATGTATTTTTACAATGGTTCGTTTATTAAGTTTAGGTCTGCTGACAGTGGGGATAATCTTCGTGGTGCCACTCTCGACTATATCTATTTGGATGAGGCGGCATATATGAAGTTGGACTTTATCAACGAGGTGCT